ACACGAGCCCGATGCGCCAGGCGATGCGCGCGTCGGAGGCCATCGCCATCACGCGCACGCTCGAACAGGTGCTGCCGCTGGCCGAGAGCGACCCCTCGGTGCTCGACGCCTTCGTGTCGACCGCGATCATTGCCCGCGAGTTGGGCGAGATCAACGGCATGCCAGCCAAGCTGCTGAACTCGCTGGAGGACATCCAGGCACGCGGCGCCGACCGGGCGCAGCAATCCCAAGTCGCCGCAGCCGTGCAGGCCGCGCCGCAAGTCTCCGCCGCCGCGGCCAACCTCGCAAAGATGCAGGCGAACGGCGGCCGCCCTGTCGTAGGCTGAGATGCCCTGGAATGCCTCGTTCGAGCGCGCCCGCGCGCGCATTCACGACCGCGCAGTGAGCTACCGCATGGTCTTCCTCGTGCAGGAACCACGGGAGCCGCAGGCCGCGCATCCCTGGTGGGCCTTCTGGCGCGCGCCACGAGGGGGACAGATCCGGCCGCCGGGCGAGACGGTGCTGCGTGACCTCGCGCGGTACTGCTACGCGAACAAACCCACGCTCCAGATCTCGCAGGCCGACCAGCACGTCGACCCGCTCGCCATGGCATTCGCGGAAGGCCGCCGCGACGTCTTCAACCGCATTACGGCCATGTTGAACCTGACCTCAGACGACATCGAGCGCATCGCGCATGCAAGGAGCAACGAGTGACCGAAGCAACCACGACGACCACTGCAGCAACGACGACCGCGGCGACTACCACGCAGCCCGCCGGCCATGGCATCGCGTGGCTGCCCGCCGACGCCGACGCGGAGCTCGTGGGCCACGTCCAGAACAAGGGATGGCAGTCCGCCGCTGACGCCGCGAAGGCGCACCGCGCCGCGGAGCAGCTGATCGGCGCCGACCGCGCCGGCCGCACCGTCACGCTGCCGACCGACGAGAACGACCAGCCGGCCTGGCAGAAGGTCTGGGAACGACTTGGCCGGCCGGCGAACGCCACGGACTACAAGCTCCCCGTGCCCGATGGCGCCGACCCCGCGTTCGCGACCGAGGCGGCGACCAAGTTTCACGAGCTGGGCGTGTCCACGAAGCAGGCGCAAGCGCTCTCGGCGTGGTGGAACGAAAAGCTCGCGCAGGTGCAGCAGGACGAGCAGAAGCAGCTCGGGCAGCAGACGGCCGAAGAGTCCGCGGTACTCCAGAAGGACTGGGGCGCGGAGAAGGACAACCGCATGGAGCTCGCGCGCCGCGCCGCGGTGACGCTGGGCCTGGACGCCGCGGCGATCGATGCGATGCAGCGCGGTGGCGGCTACGCCAAGACCATGAAGGCGCTGGCCAAGGTCGGCGACATGCTGCGTGAGCACGGCGCCGAAGGCATGGGTGACCTCGGCTCTTTCAGCATGACCCCCGAGGGCGCGGCCGCGAAGAAGAAGGCGCTCATCGCCGACAAGGAATGGGGCAAGCGCGCCATGTTGTCCGGGAGCCCCGAGTGGGCCGAGCTCACGAAGCTGAACCGGATCATCGCGAGCCAGCAACAGGCCTAGACCGAAATCCGTTTCCGCGCGACAGCGGAAAAGTGCAGGCCATCGGACACGGCTCCCAAGCCCCCGATGGCCTGCCGGGAAGACGGCACGAGTGGCGCGCGTGACGCGCAAGTGAGGCCCCCGTAAGGGACACGCCAGGCGACCCACCTGACCTATCCCTTTCAGGAGCGCCCACCATGGCCGTCGGCTCGAATGCCTTCTACACCCAGCAGTACGCCAGTGCGGTCGAACTGCTTGCCCAGCAACGCATCCCGCGCATCGCTGGCACCTTCGCCCAGATGACCGCGACCGGCAAGGCCGCGACCGTCGTCGACTTCATCAACCCCTTCGAGGCGGACGAACGCACCAGCCTCTACGACAAGATCGTCTTCGGCGACGTCGGTCACACCCGCCCGTGGGTGTTCCCGCGCAACTTCGACAAGGCCGTGCCGTTCGACAGCATCGAAGCGATGCAGATGAACGCGAACCCCGAGTCGAGCTACGTGCAGGGCGTCGTCGCGGCGCTGAACCGCCAGGCCGACATCGAGGCGATCCGCGCGTTCTTCGCTGCTCGTCAAGTCGGCGAGGACGCCACCACGACCTCGGAGAACTTCGACCCGAACTCCACCAACACGGTGGGCGTGTCCATCGGCGGCACGACCTCGAACCTGAACGTCGAGAAGCTGCAACAGGTGCTGAACCTGGCGCGCAAGCTCGAAGTCGGCATCGACGAGGGCGAGATGCTGAACATCGCGATCACTCCCAGCCAGGAGCAGTCGCTGATGAACGAAATCGAGGTCATCAGCGCCGACTTCACCTCGAAGCGAATCATGGACTCCGGGACGATGGTCGGCTCCGGCTACATGGGCTTCAACTGGATCATCTCGAACAAGCTCCTGACCGACGGCTCGGGCTACCGCCGCATCCCCGTCTGGGCGAAGGCCGGCATGGCCTTCTGCACCTGGAACGGCGGCATCAGCACGAAGGTCTCGCAGCGCGAAGACCTGCGCGGCCAGCCTTGGCAGGTCTACGGCCAAGAGCACTGCGGTTCCGTCCGTCGCGACAACAACCGCGTCTTCGAGATCAAGTGCTCCGAGTCTTGATCGGCAGCCACCTCAACACCTGAAGGAGAACAGCAATGGCTGTCGTCACTGGTTACTCCACGGCGCTGACGAACTCGAAGTCGACGCCGCGCAAGCAGAACAACTGCGGCATCGAACACGGCATCGTCATGCGCTCGCAGGGCTTCGCCGTCATCGCCAACGGCGACTCGGTCGGCTCGGTCTACGCGATCTGCCGCGTGCGCTCGAACGACTACATCGACAAGATCCGCGTCGACGCCCCCGACATCGGCACGACCACGGCGGCCGACATCGGGCTGTACGCCATCGCCTCGGACGGCACGGTGGGCGCGGTGGTCGACCAGGACTGCTACGCCTCGGCGATCGTCCTGAACGCGGGCGCGGTGTCGAACCTGGATGTCACGTTCGAGTCGGCTGCCGCGGGCGGTGCGCTCGCGAACGCCGAGAAGCGCGTCTGGGAGCACGCGGGCGCCACGTCCGATCCGGGCGGCGAGTACTACCTCGCGCTGACCCTGACGGGCGCCGCGGACGCCGCCGGCACCGCACTCGTCCGCGTCTTCACCGTCGCCGCCTGATCCTCCCCTTTGGCCCGGCTTCGCGCCGGGCCCCTTCTTTACCCGGAGGTCTGCATGACCCAGAAGCAGTTCGATTGCCCGAAGGGCGGGACGAAGACGAGCGTCGTGGAAGCCGCGGGCGCCAGCATCAGCACCAGCGCCGTGCGAGTCATGCTCGACGACGCGAACGTCAAGACCAAGGACGACGTGCTGAAGGCGCTCGAAGCGGTGCGCCAGAAGATCATCGAGCACGTCTGGCCGCTGGCGTGACGCCATGAAGCTCTTGAGCAACCAGACAGCCACGGGCGCGTGGTTCCAGTGGGGCGGCGGAGACGGAGATTTCGACATCGTCTGCTCGAACTGGAACGGCGCGACGGCGACGCTCGTCAAGCTGAGCGCCGACGAGTCGACGACCGTGCCGGTTGGTGACGACACCACGCGCACGGCCAACGGGAACGTCGCCATCTTCACGCTCTCGCCCTGCAAGATCCGCGTCGAGATCAGCGGCGCGGTGCCGGCGGCCGGCATGTACGCGAGCGCGAACAAGATCCGGTCGTGACGACACACGTCGCCACCCGTCGCGCCACGCGGGCCGCCACACAGGCGGCTTCGTTTCGTCGAAAGTGGGGCCTGAAGCCGCTGTCCAAGCTGCGCCCGAACATCACCGGCAGCGGGACGTATGCGTGGGACATCACGTTCAACGGCGCGAGCATCCGCTCCATCGGCGGATACAACCTCGGCGAGTTCGACTACTACGAGACGGTCGACGCGGATACGGTCATCGCCGCGCTGTATGCCATGGGCGTGCGCCTCGTGCGCCTGGTCGGCTTCTGGCGCTGGTTCTCCGATCCTGCGAAGGGTGACGCGGACAGCCGCCTCGACTCCGCCGCCCGCTACACGAACCCGATCCACGAGGCCAAGCTCAAGGCCCACGCGCGCGCCGTCGAGAAGATCTCGCGCGCGCACCCCACCGATCCGATGTGGTTCATCATCGTCGGCGAGGGCGACATCCTCCAGTCGGGAACGCAGAGCCAGACGGTCTACACGCACGCGCTCTCGCTGGTGCAGCCGGGCGAGGTCATCCCCGGCGGCTTCGATGCGTGGTGGAAGGCCGGCGGCTACAACCTCTTCACCTCCGCCTTCCTGCGCACGGTCTGGCTGCTGCGGTGGGCCTGGGCGGCCTACGAGTTCCGCTCCTACGACTACTGCTATGGCTTCGAGGGCCTGTCCGAGCCGCTGCCCGGCGCGGGCCTCTGGGACGACAACACCTACGGCCCCGGCCTGGCCGGCACCTCGATCTACCCTGCGGGCTACGACAGCACCTGGTCGTCCGGATCGACGTCGAACCACGAGACGGTCGAAAGCCTCTATCGGATGTGGCTGCAGGTTGTGCGCGCCATCGCGCCGAACACGCCGTGTATCGCCGGCAGCCGGGGCGGCTACAACATCCTGCCCGAGTGCCAGGAGCTGGTGACCGCGCTGTCGAACCCCGGCGGCCTCGGCGGCAATTGGATCGCGAAGAACTGCCTGATCTTCACGTTCGACCACCTGGACGGCGGCGTGATCGTGCCGGAGAACACGCCGGTCAAGTACCACGACTTCCTGACCATGAACGTCCCGGCGTACATGAACCAGCTGGGAAGCCGCAACGACCACGACCCGAACTGCTACGGCATCAACCTCGCGCAGTCAGTCTGCAATGCGTGGGGCGTGGGCCCGGTGATCTGGGAGTACCGCGCGAACAACGCGAACGGGTACGGGCCGTACTACTCGAACCACGACAGCCCGATGACGTTTTCGACGGTCGCCGTCCGGCAGGCCGCGAACCAGGCCCGGTTCCTGGAGACGCTGGCCACGCTTGAGGCTGCCGCCTTCGCTGCCGTCGACGCGGACGGCGGGGTGCTGTTCGTCCCGAAGGCCGACCTGTCGAACTGCTACGCCTCCGACGGCACGACGCTGCTCACGCTCGGCACGACGACGCCCGGCACGACGACGCTCGGCAAGATCACCGCCATTCGCGACCCGCTCGCCACGGGCCTCACCTTCACGGCCACCGGCACGGCCTGCCCGAAGGTTGCATACCCCTGGGTCGACGGCTCGGGCAATCCGATGCTCCCGGCCAGGCGCCTCGGTCTGAAGTTCGACGGGGTCAACACGTTCCTTTCCGGCTCGGCCCTGTACTGGCGGAACGACGGCGTGGACACGGACGTCACGATGATCGCCGCCGGCATCGGTGCGACGGTCACGGCCAACCAGACGCTCCTGTGCCAGTCGAACAACGCCGGCTCGACCGACCGCTACCGCCTGTCGTTCGGCGCTACGCACGTTTCCATCGCGTCCTGGCAGGGTGACGACGCAGCCGCGAAGACCTGCACGGGCACGAGCCCGCAGGGCGTGAACACGCCAATCGTCGTCTCCGGGACGAAGTCCGGTGTGGCGGGCAGTCATGTGCTGACGGTCTTCGTCAACGGCCTGCAGGAAACGCAGCTCACCGGGCAGTCCGTGGGCACGTGCACGCAGTTCACCCGGTTGAGGGTGGGCGCGACCGGCAACACGCCGGACTTCACCGGGGTCATCATGGGCTGGTACGTCTCGAAGAACGCCATGTCCGACGCGAACCGCCTGAAGATCGAGCGGTATCTCGGTTTCCTCCACGGCGGCGGCTGCAAGCGCTGAAACACCATGGCATCGCAAATCGAGATCTGCAACATCGCGCTCGTCAAGCTCGGCGCCAACAGCATCGTCAGCCTGAACGACGGGACGAAGAGCGCCAACGTCCTCTCCGCGATCTACGACGCGCTGCTGGAGACCGAGCTCACGTCGCACCCGTGGACGTTCGCCGCCACACGCGCGCTGATCCCCGCTTCCTCCACGGCGCCGTCCTTCGGGTGGGGCGCGCAGTATCCCCTGCCGGCCGACTACCTGAAGATGGTCGAGGTTGGCACGGACTGGGTGTTCTACGCATCGAACAGTCCGATCTTCGCGATCGAGGGCCGGGCCGTCCTGACCGATCAAGGCTCGCCGCTGCCGATCCGCTACATCAAGAAGCTCGCGAGCACAGGCATCTTCCCGGCGACGTTCGTCACATCGTTTGCCTGCCGCCTGGCCGCCGAGTCGTGCGAGGCGCTGACGCAGAGCCTGTCGAAGAAGCAGGCCCTCTGGCAAGAGCGCACCGAGGCCATCCGCGAGGCGAAGCGCACGAATGACATCGAGTTGCCGCCGCAGACCGCGGCGCCGCAGTCGTGGGAGCGCTCGCTGTACGGCTGGGAGGGCTGATGAAGGCCGCGCCGATCATTTCGAGCTTCAACGGTGGCGAGCTCACGCCGCTGCTGGCCGGCCGGGTGGATGTCGCGAAGTACGCGATCGGCTGCAAGCGCATGGAGGGCTTCATCCCGGTCACGCAGGGGCCCGCCGTGTCCCGGCCTGGCACTCCATTCGTGGCCGAGGTGAAGGATTCGACGAAGCGCACCTGGCTGCGCCGCTTCGAGTTCAGCGCCGAAGACGCCTACATGATCGAGGTGGGCGACCAGTACATGCGGTTCTACACGAACCGCGGCCAGGTGCTGTCCGGGGGCGTGCCCTACGAGATCTCGACGCCCTTCGTGCAGGCCGACCTGACGAACGCCGACGGCACCTTCGCGCTGGGGTTCGTGGGCACGGGAGACGAGATCTTCATCGTGCACCCGAACTACCCGCCGCAGCTGCTCGCGCGGCATGGTCCTACCAACTGGACGATCGGGCCCATCGACTTCGAGCCGCCGCCCTTCGGGATCCAGAACAGCTCGACCACGACGGTCTACGCCAGTGCAGGGACAGGCTCGGTGACCCTGGTCGCCAGCGCCGCGACCTTCACGGCGGCCGACGTCGGGACGTTCTTCTACCTCGGCGAGCGCGATGTTCGTGACGTGGCGCAGTGGGAGCCGGCGAAGTCCATCACCACCGGCAACGTCCGGCGCTCGAACGGCATCAACTACAAGGCCCTGAACACGGCCACGACGGGCACCATCCGACCCACGCACACCAGCGGAGCCGTGAAGGACGGCGACACCGGCGTCCAGTGGCAATTCGAGGATCCGGGGTACGGGTGGGCGAAGATCACCGCCTTCTCGGACACCACGCACGTCACGGCAACCGTCGTCTCGGCGATCCCGGACGGGGCCGTGGGTTCCGGTCAGGCCTCGACGCGCTGGGCGAAGCAGGCCTGGAACGACTCGGACGGCTGGCCCTCGGCGATCACGTTCTTCCGCGAGCGCCTGGTGTTCGCGCGCGGCTCGCAGGTCTGGTTCTCCGTGCCTGACGACTTCTTCAACTTCTCGTACCAGCTCGCCGGGGCGGTCACGGCTGACTCGGGCTTCGACCGCACGCTCGCGAGCAGCGTTGCGAACGAGATCCGCTGGCTGTCGCCCGGCGACGTGCTCCTCGTGGGGACGGTGGGCGACGAGTGGGCGATCGTCGAAGCGAGCACTCAGGAAGCCTTCGGCCCGAACAACTGCAAGACCTCGCCTCAGAGCGCCTACGGCTCGAACCGCGTGGCGCCGCAGCGCGTGGGCACCGATACGGTGTTCGTCCAGAAGTCCGGGCGCAAGGTCAGGGCCATGGCGTTCCGCTTCGAGGACGACGGGTTCTCTTCACCCGACGTGACGGTGTTCGCCGAGCACGTCACCAAGACCAAGATCCAGGGCATGGCCTTCCAGCAGGAGCCCTGGGGCGTGCTGTGGGCGTGGAGAGGGGATGGCCAATTGGTCGGCCTCACCCTCAACCGCGAGCAGGCAGCCGTCGCGTGGCACCGCCATCCGTTCGCGGACGGCATCGTGGAGTGCGTGAGCTGCATCCCGGCCCCGAGCGGCGAACGTGACGATCCCTGGCTGATCGTGCGCTACACCATCAGCGGGCAGACGCGGCGTTACATCGCCTACATCGGCGACGAGGACACCGACGACACCGAGCCGGCGGACTGGTGCTACTCGGACATGTGCCTGACCTACCGCGGCGCGCCGGCCACGACCATCACCGGCCTTGACCACCTCGAAGGCAAGACCGTGTGGGTGCTCGTCGACGGGGCGCGGCATGTCGACTGCTTCGTGGGGGGCGGGAAGATCCATCTTCAGGTGCCGGGCTCCGTCGTGACCGTGGGCCTGCCTTCCCCGGGCTACCTGATGCCGATGGACATCGAGGGCGGCTCGGGCAACGGCACCGCGCAGGGCAAGGTCAAGCGCGCGCACGCGGTGACGGTGCGCCTGAATCGCACCTGTGGTGCCGTGGCGGGCCCGAGCGAGGAGCGGCTGGGAGAGCTCAAGTACCGGCGGCCGCTGGATCTGCTCGGGCAAGGCCTGCAGCCCTACACCGGCGACGCGCAGATGGACTGGCCGGGCGACTACGACACGCAGCTCCCGATCCTGATCAAGAAGGATCGGCCGCAGCCGGTGACGGTGTGCGCGATCATGCCGCAGTACGTCGTCAGCGAGGGCAAGTGAAGGACAACCTCGGCGACAACCGCGAGGACGGTCAGCTCCTGCTGGGAGGAGGAGAGGAGCCGCTATCCGCGCATGACGCGCGCCTGTCCGCACATGGCGGCGCGCTGTCGGCTCATCCCGACCCCCTGTTCGCTGCGACGACGCGGCCCTACGGAAACGGCGACTTCAACGGCGGCGGGGCTGGTGGCGGCGGTTCCAGGGGCGGCCGCTTCCCGCGCATGCAGCGATGAACATCATCCCCTTCGAGGCGCATCACGTCTCGCTGATGACGCCGCAGTCGGCGCAGGCCTTCGAGGTCGACTATGCCCCCGTCGAAGCTGCCACGGGGCAGGCCTGGACGGCCGTCGTCGACGGACTCCCTGTGGCGTGCTCCGGCCTGATCGAGCTATGGAAGAACCGGGCACAAGCATGGGCGCTGCTGTCCGCGGACGCTGGTCCCTACATGCTGCCGATCACGCGCGAAATCCGTTTCCGGCTCGCGTCTTCATCCTTCCGGCGCATCGAGATGGCCGTCGACGTGGGGTTCGATGCAGGAATCCGGTGGGCGCACATGCTCGGCTTCGAGCACGAGGCGACGGTGCGCTGCTACTTCCCCGACGGCCGCGGCGCACGACTCTACGCGAGGATCAAGTAAATGGCAGCACCGGTCATCATTGCCGCGGCGCTCGGCGCCATCACGACCATGGCCGCCGGCTACGAAGGGGCCCAAGGTGCGAACCAGCAGGCCAAGGAGAGCACCAAGGAAGGGTGGGGCATCGCGCTCGCGAACGAGGACTCGACGCGGCGCGCCAATGCGCAGCGGCTGGGCCAGCAGCACGCGCAGGCGGCTCAATCCGGGTTCGATCCGTCCAGCGGCTCCTTCCTGACGCTGCAGCAACAGAGCTCGCAGAACGCGGAGCTCGACGCACTCACTGCGCGGTATCAGGGCCGGCTGCACCAGTTCACGATGTCGCAGGAGACCGAGAACGCCAACGCGAAGACCCGCCAGGGGTACGCCATGGCGGGGGGTCAGCTCTTGAGTCAAGGGGTCGCGAACTACGGCGGCGATCTCGCGGACTACGCCTCTTTCCTCATGTCGGGCTCGTCCTACTGGTAATGCCCGCCTTCCCGATCAACCCCCTTCAGTCGACCGGCATGCTCCCCATGCCGGCGGATGGTCCGTCGCCCGTGCGCGCGGCCTCGGCCTACGCCTCCTCGCTCATGCAGGGCGCCGACCAGGTCGGGTATGCGATCGACCGCGCCAACCGGGACCAGCAGCAGAAGGACGCCGAGGCCCGGGCGTTCGCCGAGCGCCAGCAGCGCGACGAGGCCGTGCTCGCGGTCACGAAGGCATCGACGGCCGAACACCTCCAGTCCCTGCAGGACGCGACGGACGCCGAGAACAACGGCAGCCTCCCGGGCTTCACGGATCGGTGGTCGAAGGCGTTCGACCAGCGCCAGGAGGCGGGCGCCAAGGCGATCCCGCAGACCCCCATCGCACAAGCCATGTACGCGCAGCACATGGCCTCGCTGAAGGAAGCGCTGAACGTCAACTTCTTCCAGAAGGAAGTCGGCGCGCGCGACCTGCAACTCTCGACCGACGCCGAAGGCAACATCGACACCGCGGCGAAGGTGGCGTACATCGACCCGCGGCAGGGCGCCGACCAGATCGCGCAGCAACGTGCAGCGATCCTGGCGCTGGCGCTCCCGCCTCAGGAGAAGCAGGCACTGCTGGCGAAGACCACGCGCATCGCCTACGCGTCGGCCTCGGCGATGGCCGAGCGCAATCCTGCCGCCTTCCTGGCGCGCGTGAGCGGAGCCGGCGACGCGGACAAGATCAAGGCCGACCCGATCCTGTCGCAACTGGGCCCGCAGAACCTGGAGGCCCTGACCGGGCACGCGCAGGCGCTGCTGAAGCAGCAGGACGCGGCCGACCAGCGCGAGGCCGAGCACCGGCTGAAGGTGGCGCAGGAGAGCGTGCAGAAGCTGCAGGGGTTCGCCGACAGCGGGCAGATCCCCGACCTCGAGTACGTCGCCGAAGTGAAGGCCGCGACCGTCGGGACGCCGTTCCAGGAAGCGGCCGACTCGCTGCTGAAGATGGCGCAGCAGGGCGTGGCCTTCGGCTCGCAGACCCTGCCGGCCCAGGGTGCGATGCTCCGCGGCCTCGAGGCGGCGACGGCCAAGGGCACCGACCCGGAGCAGCAAGTCCGGCTTCAGCATCTGCGCACGATCAACGGCGAGCAGGTCAAGGCCTACGCCGACAACCCCTGGGCGGCCGGCACGCGGTTCGCGAAGCTTCCCTATCAGCCGGAGATGCAGGTCACAGCCCCCGAGGGTGGGGTGCAACTGGTGAGCCAGCGCCGGCCGCTGATGGGCGCGCTGGAAACGGTCACCGGGGGTGCTGTGTCGCCACTCCAGCCGGGCGAGTCCGCGGCGTGGGGGGAGGCTCTGTCGAAGCTCTCCGTCCCGCAACGGGCGGACACGCTCGCGGCCGCCGGGCAGCAATTGAACGGGCCCGAGATCAACGCCCTGGCCGACCAGCTCGGGCACAAGGACAAGGCCACGGCGCTGATGCTGAAGGTCAACGACCAGACCACCGCCGGCCGCTCCCTTGCGGTGCGGATCGGCTACGGCGCGCAGGCGCTCGCCGACAAGACGGTCAAGGCCGACGAGACGGCGCAGGCCGGCTGGCGCGCCGAGATCTCGAACATGGTTCGCGGCACTCTCGGCAACACCGCGGCGGAGAACGATGCGATCGAGGCGGCCTTCTACATCCGCGCGTCCTTCGACCTCCCGGCCTCAACAGCGCCCGGGTTCGACGCGTCGACGCCCTCGAACGAGAACGCGGTGCGCCAGGTGCTCGGCCAGCCGATCGAGCGCGCGGGCGTGAAGACGATCCTCCCGAAGGGGATGGACGAATCCACCTTCAACGACAAGCTGCGGGCGTTCACGCCGGAGCAGTTCCAGGCGCTCGCGCCGGAGGGCAAGGTCTACATGGGCGCCCGAGAGGTGCCGCTTCCCCTGCTGCGCGCGCGCATCGTCGACTACGGCATGCGCTACTACGGCCCGGGCCTCTACGTCCCCGTCCGGGGGAACACGATCATCACCACCGACAAGCAGGGGACGAAGCCGCTGCTGCTGAAGGTGCAGTGATGGGGCTCCTGGACGTCCACGCCGACGGCATCCGGCAGTCGGTCGACTTCGATCTGCGGAACCCAGCACCGGAGCAGCCGGCGGAGTCCTTCCATGCCATGGCCTTCGCAGGCGCGGGGATCAAGTCCCCGGCTCGGGGGGCTTACGAGTTCGCTGGCGGGTTCGCCGACCTGGCGAAGATGTTCCAGGCCGAGGACGCCTCGCCGCTCGAAACCGAGGCGCAGACCGCGGAGCGCGCGGCGGGGGCTGCTGCACGTAGGCAGGCGCTGGGAGCCGAAGCCGACCGGCTGCGTCGGCGCTCCGCCGAGATCGCGCCCGACCCGATCACGTCGCATCGCGCCAACCAGGTCATCAGCGACATCGGCAAGAACGTGACGAAGGCAGCCGCGTCCATCGGCCTCCTCGGCCCGGTGGGCGGATCGCTGGCCTTCGGCGGCGAGGAGGCGAACCAGACCTATCACGACGCGATCGACTCCGGCCTCGACCACGAGACGGCCCTGAAGCTGGCCGGCACCACCGGCGTGATCTCAGGGCTGACCGCGGGTCTGCCGGCCGGCGGGGCGGGGATCAAGAGCACGCTCGCCATCGCCGCGGGCGCCGGGCCGGCGTCCTACATCGCGAACGAGGCGATCTCCCGGAAGATCCTGCAGAACGCCGGCCATCCGGACGAGGCGGCGCTTCACGACCCGACCGACCCGCTCGGCCTGGCGCTGTCGATCGCCCTCCCTGGCGTGGCCGCCGGCTTCCACATGCGCGCGCTCGGGAAGGCGAAGCCGGTGGACGTGGTTCGCAGCCTGGAGACGGGCGGACTCAAGAATCCGGACGCCGCGGTGAGCCCGAAGGGCGCCGAGGGTTCCATGCAGGTCATGCCGGCCACGCAGACCGATCCTGGCTTCGGCGTGACGCCGGCCCGCGATCACAGCCCCGAGGAGCTCGCCCGCGTGGGGCGCGACTACTTCGGCGCCATGCAAGCCCGCTACCCGGACGACATCGCCAAGGCGTTCGCGGCCTACAACGCCGGCCCCGGTACGCTCGATGCGGCGATCAAGGCGCACGGCGCCGACTGGCTCGCGCACATGCCGGCCGAGACGCAGGCCTACGTCGCGAAGGCGGCCAAGAAGCTGGGGGACCAGGCCGTCGGGAATCCGGATCCCGCCACCGTCGACGCGGCGCGCGTCAGCATCGCGGACGAGGCGCTGAACGCCCGCCTCCCCGACCACCCGGATGCCGTCGCGGAACTCGGGCGCGCGTCGGATGCGGTGTCAGCCGGCCGTGTCGACATCGCGGCGGACGTCGAGCGCACGCGCATGGAGACGGAGCTGCGCGACATCGAGACGCAGCTGGCGAACGAGGCCGACCCGCACGGCGCGCTGGCCGAACGCCGGGCGGAGCTGACCGACCAACTCCAGTCCCGCCCGCTCGTGAGCGCGCGGCCCGCGCGTGAGCCGGCGCCAGAGATCTCGCCGCAGCCGGCCCAGCCGGCCGAGGTCGACCCGCACATGTTCGTCGAACGCCAGCCTGGCACCGCGGAGCCGAAGCTCGAACCCGCGAAGGAGGGCGAGAAGCCTCAGCCCGAATCGCTCGAAGTGCAGCGCGCGCAGGCGCACATGGCGGAGAACCCGGACTTGCACGTCCGACTGGCCGAGAGCGGCGAGACGATGCGCGCGTCCGACGCCCTGGGCGCGGCCCGGCGCGAAGCAGCACACGAGGCCGGCCACAAGGAGCTGATCCGCGCGGCCGTGCAGTGCGCGCTGTCGTTCGTCAGCTAAGGGCGATGAACAGGCGGGCGGCGATGTCCAGCGACGCCAGCACCAGCATGTACTTCGCGAAGAACCACCACGCGGAGAGCGCGGCGCGCGGTGAGCCGGTGTTCCCGAGCACGAAGAGGGGAACGACCAGCGTGCACCCGACGATGAACGCCGGCAGGATCAACCAGGAGGGCATGTGAACCCCAAGTGTCAACAGGCCGTCACGGCCGCGGCCCAAGCCATTGGCCGGGCGGTCCCTACCGCGCGCCAGCTTCAGGCGATCGAGGATAGCATCAGCGCGCGCATGCGCGAACTGGGCCGGCCGAACGCACGACCCGGCTGGCAGGCCATGAGCCGCGAGCAGCGCATGCAGGAGGCAGCGGCCTCCCTCATGGCTGACATCGACCGGGAAGCACAGAGGAAGGTCGACAACGCGGCCCGGCAGATCAACGCCGCGGCGGCCACCGAGGATCGGATTTCCCAGATCCAGGCGGCGAACAAGGGCAAGAAGCACCGCGACGGCACGTACGCGGAAGCGCTGAAGGGCGACCTGCGGAACACGGGCGTCCTCGTGGCCGCGGAGCGAAAGATCGCCATGGGCAACCTGTTCCGCCTGATCGAGGCGGCCGGCGACAAGCACGGGGCCGGCATCGGCAAGCGCGTGCTGATGTTCGCCTTCGACGCCGAGAACCGCACCATGACGCGGGACATCGTGCGCGAGATCTTCAAGAACGCCGACGGCCACAGCGGAAACCAGATCGCGCAGACCGCGGCCCGGGCGTGGCTGGACACCGTCGAGGCCTTGCGCCAGCGCTTCAACGCCGCCGGGGGCGACGTGGGCCGCCTGGAGTACGGGTGGGTGCCGCAGCCCCACGACACGGCGAAGATCCGCAAGGCCGGCCGCGACGGCTGGGTGCTCTCCACCATGCAGTGGCTGGACCGCTCGCGCTACGTCCGCGAGGATGGAACACGAATGGATGATAACGAGGTCATCGACTTCCTGCACCACGCCTACGACACCCTCTCGACCGAGGGCGTGAACAAGAAGGAGCCCGGCGCCTTCACCGGCTCCGGCGCGCGCGCGAACCGCGGGTCGGACTCGCGACAGCTGCATTTCGCCGACGGCGACGCCTGGCTGCAGTACGACGCCGCCTTCGGTCGCGGCACCCTGTTCGACGCGATGATGGGGCACATCGGCGGCATCACCCGGGACACCACCCTGATCGAGCGCTACGGCCCGAACGCGAACGCGACGGCTCGCCTTCAGTTCGACCTCGCGGCAAAGGCCGACGGCACCACTCCAGGCCGGTTGGTCGGCAAGTTCTCGATCAACCCGGAGACGTACTGGGACATGCTCACGGGCAAGACCGGCGCCCCGAAGGACGAGGGGCTGGCGCGGACCTTCGAGACGGTGCGCAACCTCCAGACGGCGGCCAAGCTCGGCGCCGCGGTCGTCTCCAGCGTGACCGACCTCGGCACCCTGGCGATCACCGCGGGGTACAACCGCCTGAGCTACTGGCGCCTGCTCGGCGACATCGGCTCGCAGGCCTCGAAGCAGACACGCGAGTTCATGGCCACGCACGGCATGATCGCCGAATCCCTGGCCTCCAGCCTGAACCGCTGGAGCGGCGACCACCTCGGCTCGGGCTGGTCGGGCAAGGTCGCGAACTCGGTGATGAAGCTCTCGCTCCTGAACGCCTGGACGGACGGGCTTCGTCAAGGCTTCACCCTGAGCATGAACGCGAAGCTCGCCGAGCTCGCCGGCAAGGATTGGGGCGCGCTGACCGAGTTCGACCGCTCGCGCCTGACGCGCGCCGGCTTCACGGACGCCGACTGGGCTGTCTTGAAGGGCGTCGCGCCCACGCAGTTCAAGGGCCGGACACTCCTCACGCCGCAGGCGATCAAGCAAGCCGGGGTCGAGGGGGCGGACCAGCTCGCGGCCAAGGTCTTCGGCTTCATCCACGACGAGAGCGAATACGCCGTCGTGAACCCGGACATGGCTACCCGAGCAATCGTCACGCACGGCGGGCAGCAGGCCGGGACGTGGGGCGGCGAGATCGCGCGCACGGTGATGCAGTTCAAGTCCTTCCCGATCGCCATGTTCACGCGGCACTGGGCGCGGATGCTTGAAGGCAACCACGACGCCAAGGGCGCTCCGCTGGTGGCGAGCCGCACCGGGTACGCGATGGCGCTCATGGCCACGCTGACCGGGCTGGGTGCAGTAGCGACGCAGGAGAAGCAGATCCTGCAGGGGAAGGATCCGATCGACATGCACAAGGGCCGCTTCTGGGCGAAGGCGGTCGCTCAGGGTGGCGGCCTCGCCATCGCGGGCGACCTGTTCCTGATCGACCCGGCGGACAACTCGACCGACTCGGCCACGACCGCGATCAAGAACATCGCCGGCCCGGCGCTCGGCTCCGCTGCCGAACTCGTGCTGAAGGACATCGGCGAGAACGTCTGGCAGGCCAGCGAAGGCAAGGACACGCACTGGCAGGCCGAATTGGCCTCGTGGGCGAAGTCGCAGACGCCCGGGGCCTCTCTCTGGTGGGTGCGCCCGATGATCGATCACGGGTTCGTGAATGCGATGAACGAGAACCTGTCGCCGGGGTACCTCTCGCGGATGCAGCAGCGGGCGCAGAAGGACTGGGGCACGGGGTACTGGTGGGCGCCACGCGACACCCTCCCATCCCGGGCGCCCGACCTCGAACACGCCGTGGGCGGCTGACCGAAATCCGTTTCCGGGCCTGAAAGTGAGGATGCCCGCAGCCTTAGAAAGGAACTGCGGCGATGCCCGTTGAGTCGAGCACATCCCGGGCACAGTACGACACCAACGGGACAACTGGCCCTTGGACGGTCCCGTTCTACTTCCTCAACGACGAAGACCTGGCCGTCACCTACACGGACTCGGCCGGCGTCGACACGGCGCTGACGCTGGACGCCGACTACAGCGTCACCGGGGCGGGCGTCGAGGCGGGTGGAACCGTCACCACGGACACGGCCTACGCGTCGGGCGGCTTCATCACGATCGTCCGCTCGATCGAGGCCACGCAGAC